AAGCGGGAGGACGCACCTACGCCACCGATTCATGTCAACTGCCGGTGTCAGTTGCTGTTGATTGATCCTGAAGATGAGTTCTGGAACGAGAGCAGGAAAAACGGGCAGCAGGTCAAGCCTGTTTACGAGCCAGTTTTGAAAAACGGAAAGCCTGTAAGGGACTCGAAAGGCAAAATCAAGATGCGTAAGACAGAGCCTTTCAAGGTCGATGGCGCATACAAGACGCCAATCAAGGTCAAAGGTGAGCAGATGTGGAGACGTTCGGCGCCGTTTACCGGCAATGACTACAGCGACTATCTGGCATCCAGCAACCTGACCACGCAAACGGAGTTCTTTGGTGGCGGACCGATTGGCAAACGTCGTGCGCAGTATTTCAGAAATCAGCTGGACCGCATGAACAAAGACCCTCAGCAAGTCCTTGAGTCAATGCTTACCGGACCCACAACTGCGCGGAAGTTTATTCCTATTCCGTAACGGATATACTTTCGATAACCCTGTGGGTTATCCCTTCACAATTTCCATGTCAGAAACTCCCGAGCAACAGCCTGTGGCTGAAACTCAACAGCCTGTGGCTGAGGAACGTGATTTTGAAGCTGAGCTGGACCTGCTGAAATCGCAGAACCATAAAGTTATCGGCGAAAAAAGAGCGGCCCAAAAACAAGTCGAAGACATGCAGCGTCAAATCCAAGACCTGCAAAACAATCAGCAGCAAGCCAAGCAAACCAAGCTGGCTGAAGCTGGTGAGTTCAAAACGCTTTGGAACGAAGCAACCCAGACAGTTTCATCTCTGCAGGATGAAATTGCAGGACTCAAGCAGCAACTTGAGGACAAGGAAGTTCAGTTTCAAGGACAGCAGATCAAGGCAACCGCGTTGAACGCCTTCTCGCAAGGCGGTGTTCATGCGCCTGAGCATATGTTCCAACTACTCAAGGATCACTTGAGGTTGAAAGATGGTTCTGTTGTGGCACTCGTCGGGGGCGTCGAGACACCACTGCAGCAGCATCTGGAAAACCTGAAGTCACCTGGCAGTGGCATGGACTATTTCTTTACAGGCAGCGGTGCGCGTGGAATGAGTGCAGCGGGATCATCTAACTCATCCTCTGGCGGCAAATCATGGGGCTCAATGGGCCTGATGGAACGCATCCAGATGGAAGAGGAAAATCCCCAACTTGCGCAACAGCTCAAGGCTCAGGGGTAACTGATAACCCTCTTTTTTAAGAACCATGGCAGGCTTCGCCTCTGGAAAGAACTGGGGAAAAGCCCCAGATCAGTCAACTTTTACTTCTGACATCGGTTCAGCCACACGGCTAGCCACGTCAGGAAGTTTCAGTCGCTATTTGACTGAGCAGATCGTCGAGAACTCCTTGATGATTCAGTCAGGTCTAATTGCGACCGACGCACGGCTGAATAACATCACTGGCGTTCTTACAGAACTGCCGTTCTTTGATCAGCTGGCATACACCGAAGAGAACGTTGATTCTTCGGCTACATGGGGCACGGTGACGCCTAATTCAGGTCGTTACACCACCCAAAAGCACACCGCCAGCACTCAATACGGTCCCATTGTGACCCGTGGTGCTGCCTTTGCTGCTGACATGCTGAGCCAGTATGAAACTGGTGAGCAGGCACTGCAAAATGTTGCTCAGCAACTGCAGCGCAAGATCAACAAAGACATCACCGCCAAGGTGATTTCACAGTTGACTGGTCTGTTTGGCACCGCTTTGGCTGGTAACAGCCTGACTGTTGCTGCGGGAGCTGGTGAGACACCTGGCGGTGAAAACTACCTGACAGCAGTCAGTGTGACTCGCGCCAAGTATCTGCTTGGTGAAAATGCAGCTGATGTGTCTGTCCTTGTCGTGCATCCTTCAGTGGCTGCAGACATGGAAGCTCGCGGAATGCTGGTTTTCCAGAACAGCGGCGGCACCGTTGAATATGCCTCTAATGGTGTTGGCATTACGTCAACCCAAGTGGGGTATTTTGCCGGGTTGAGAGTTGTTGTGGATTCTCAAGTTCCCTTGGTTACACCTACCGGTGGCACCACTGGTGATGCAATGGGCTATGTCTGCTATCTGGCAGCACCTGGGGTCATTCGCACCGGTTCACAGTTCCCACTGTCGATCGAGCAAGACCGAGACATCCTGAGCCTTCAGGACGTCATGAGCGTTACCTACAACCGCATTGATCACGTACTGGGCACCAGCTACGGCGGTGACATGCACCCTGAAAACAGCGATCTGGCCGACAAGGACAATTGGACTCTGGCTTACACAAGCCGGGAGAATGTGCCCTTGATCGAGCTGATCGTTAACACTCCTTACGGGACCACCGTCGCCTGACGGAACTAAGCTGATTGTGGGGGAGGGATGAAAGCGACCTGAACCCAGCTATCGGACGCATTGAGCCCTTCGGGGCTCTTTTTTTATGCGGTCTAACGTGCTGTCAGTTGCACTCGGGAGTCCCCGTCGTGATCAACCTTGTTCGTTTGTATTGCTATCGCCAGGGTGTGTTCAATCTTGTCGAATGTTGCAGAAGTGAAGCGAAAAACAAACGAATAGAATTGAGCCGCGAAGGGTGGGTGATCACCCATACGGAAACCTGCTGATGGCTCCCACACTCGACGCAACGATCAAAGGTGAGAACGCCAATAGCTATTGCGATTTAGCATTCGCAACGGCTTATGCCAACAATCAAGCGTGGGGAGACACCTGGGTGGCTCTAGGTGCCGATGCACAGTCCATTGCCTTGATTGGGGCTACCAAGTGGCTTGAAACGCTGCCGTTTCAAGGTAGTCGATGCACAGCAACGCAGGCGTTGCAATGGCCACGGTCTGGAGCAACGTGCGATGGGGTTACTTCTGACTGTGTTGGCATTCCACGGCAAATCAAGACAGCTGAAGTGGAGTTGGCGTTTCAGCTAAGCCAAAACCCGAACGCAATCATTGGGCCGCCAGGTGGTGGCGGCACTGCAGCAGGCACTTATGTCAAACGGAACAAACTTGGTGATCTGGAGCAGGAATTTGCAGAGTATTCATCAGCAGATGCGTCTTGTGATTCATGTGGTGACCCTGCTGTTATCTCCGCGTTCCCGTGGCTTGAAGACTGGCTCGGCTGCTGGTTGTCGGGCACCTTCGGGTCCAGCAAAATTCTTCTGAGAGTGCGGTCATGACCCCAGTCGAACGAGAGTTGGCATTGAAAGCCACAACACAGATGGAAGTTGGCAATGGTCTGTTCATGAACGATCGTGAGTTCAAAGCGCAGTTTTGCCAACAGAACGGTGTCAGTGAAGCGCAGCTGACCAAACTGGTTAAAGCACTGCTGGCAGGTGAGTAATGGACATCGTTTCGACCTTCCTTCCGGTTGCTGAGGAGTTGATCGACAACGTCTTCCCGACCGGTATTGTCTACATCCGCAACTTGCCCCCGGCGTATGACCCTGCAACGGGCGACGTGACGCAGACCACTGAGCAAATCAACTGCAAAGCCGGTGTGTTGTCACGAGGGCGTGCAGAGGATGGCGGGGTAGCTGAAAGTTATGAACTGCGTTTGTGGATTCATCACGGCAGCAGCGGAATGCCACACCTGCCAATGACGTCAGATCAAGTCGTCTATGACAGCACAACATGGAAGGTCACCACTGTTGACCCGACCTATTCATCAGAAGGCTTGATTGCTAGCCGCATCACCGCAAGGAACCAATGAAGAAACTCACTAGAGCCAATCTTGAAAAGCTAAGGCGTGATCTTGGTGACGCCATGGATGAAGGCACAGCACGATTGCTTGTCAATACTCAATCCAAGCTGTCAGCGTCCTCGCCAGTTGATACAGGTCGACTGGCATCTAGTTGGATGGTTGGCCATAACAGCATGGATACCAGCGTTGCTTCAGAACGTGCCAAAGATGAGAGTCGGGTAGAGATCAAGCGGTATGACGGCGAGATTACGTTTGACGGTGAATGGCATATCAGCAACAACCTGCCTTATGCACAACGTGCAGCAAATGATCCTGGCTATGTCGGCAAAGTTGGCGGTGGAGCAGGCGATTGGTACAGCAGCATTGAGAACAACCTTGCCCGTGATGCCAAGCGTTCGTTCGATTCGTTCCTCAAAAAAGTCAAATGAGTGGCACCTTCGCTGATGTACGGGCAGTTATCGAAACTGCAGTAGCCAACACCTACGCGGGAATGTCGCCGCCTGCGTCGGTTGTATTTGACAACGTGCAGGAGGTACCGCCTGCGCTGCCTTACGTGGTCTGCATTGTTTCGTATGTGACCACCACTGAACCTGTCATTTGCCCTGGTGGTGCGGCAATGGAAAGGCTGTTAGGCAACCTGCAACTGTCTTGCTATGCACCAAAAGCACAAGGCATGAAAACGCTTGAATCAATGGCGCAAGAGGGCATGAAAACGCTGAATACCCTCTATGACAATTCAGCATCAGCCAAGGTGAAGTGCGGGCAAATCAATGGTCCTACACCTGTGCTAACTGGGGCTGACCCTTATGCGTTGATCACGCTTAGCTGCAGTTTTGATGCGTCTGTGGCTTGATTAGACTTATAAAGTCTTTGCCCCCGAAGACAAGACAACGCCCCCGTTGTTCTTTCGCATGAGGCTATTTTGCCTGTTAGCTGCAGTCAAAGCGTCTTAACTGGCGCAGACGGACTAATTACGTTTTCACCTGCCGGAACAAAGGTTTGCCTGGAAAAACCAGACATGCCATCTGGCGATGCAATCACAGTTGGAGCAGCAAGTTTTAGGGTCAATGACCCTGTGACTTTGACTTACCCGGCTGGATCAACAGAAGACAGCACTTTGTCGGCTGGTGATTATTTCATCGTTGATGTTGATTCATCAGCTGGCACCGTCAAGGTTTCATCCACTGAAGGTGGTAGTGCAGTCACACTGACTGGTGATGTTGCTTTTGCCACCGGTACGCACGCTGAACTTGCTTACACAGGAACTGAGGCAATTTGCTCAGTCTCTGAATGGTCGCTGAACCTCAGCAAGGATCAGACCGATGTGACCACTCTGCCGTGCTCAATTAGCACGTCTGGTGGCGGGAAGGTTGCACCTGTGCGCAAGCAACAGGGCACGTTCCTGAACGGTGAAGGGTCAATGAGCGTCATGTTCTCTGGTGATACCACTTCACCTGGAATGCGTCTGCTACAGGACTCGATCAAAACCGATTCCAAGGTTTACGCAAAGCTGTATATCAATGCAGTTGGCGGCGCTGGTGGTGCGGTTGATGACACGGCTTCGATGTATTACGCCGGTTGGGTGAACCTTCTTGGTTTCTCAATCACTGTCAACACATCTGATGCAATTGTGGCTGAGGTCAACTTCTCAGTTGCAGAGCAACCAGACGCCATCTTCGGCGTTGTTCTTTAACAGCTAATCTGAAGATGCCGTGCGTCACACCACGGGGAGATGGGGGCTTTTAGGAGCCCCTTTCTTTATGTAGACTGACAACGTGTGACACTAATTTTTCATGGCTTTATCGCTTTCCAAGCTTTTAGACGGCGTCAGCAAAGAACCAATTCGCCGTGTCTTTGACTATCAAGGGCAAGAGGTCGAGTTTTACTCCAAGATTCTGACGCTGAAAGAACGTGACAAGATCAAGAAATCGCAGCGTGATTCAGAGGATGCCAACGAATTTGCACTTCGACTTCTGATCAATAAAGCCACCACCAAAGATGGCAAGCGCATGTTTCAGGATGGGCAGTATGCAGAGCTGTTGAATGAATGGCCTGTTGCGGCGCTTGAGTCAGCCATGCTGCTGATGATCAAGGACGAAACAGGCGAGACCGATGACGACGCTGACCCAAAGTAATTAAGAAGCAGCTTGAAGCAGATGCCGAGGTCTTTTTTCAGTTAATGCTGGCGAAGGATCTTGGCATGACCTTGGGGCAATTGCGCGAGCAGGTGTCTGAATATGAGTTGCTGCTGTGGGCTGCTTTTTATGAGATGCAGATTGAGGCAAGCAAGCAAGGCAATGAAAAAGGTCGCTTAGCACATCGCTAGACTTGACCTGTAATTGCTGATCAACAGTGGCAGGCACGCAGTACGCTGTTGATCTTGTTTTTAGAACCCAAGGCGGCAAGCAGCTAAAGGACGCATCAAAGCAAATTAACAAGGTCAGTGATGCGGCAAAGAAAACAAAAAAAAGCACTGGTCAGGCTGCCAATGGAATTCGCAAGCTAGGGCTGAGCACCAAGGTTGCTGCTGGTGGCTTTAAGTCACTAGGCGTTGCGGTCTATAGCACTCTCGCCCCATTGGCATTGATCACGGCTGCTATCGCAGGTGTTGGCAAAGCATTTAACGCGGCATCAGAGAAGGAAAAGCAGTTTCTGGCACTGCAGCAAGGCTTAGAAAATCTTGGCGTGCAGGGCACTGACGTGCTGGACGCCTTGGCGCAAAAGGCGACTGAATTTGGAGAGGCAACGCTGTTTAGCCCTGCTGATTTCAGGGAAGCAGCTACTTCATTAACCAGTTTCCGCAACATTGCGGTCAAGGATTACGAGGATGTGATCGAGATGTCTGCCAACGTCGCGCAGGCAATGGGCCAAGATATAAAAGGCGCCAGTTTGCAGTTAGCAAAAGCGTTGAATGCGCCAACGATTGGCATCACTGCGTTGAACAGGTCAGGCATTCAATTTACGGAAACGCAGAAAGCACAAATCAAGGAGATGGAAAAAGCTGGCGACATTGCTGGCGCTCAAGCGTTGATCATGAAAGAGCTAAGCGCTCAATATAACGGCGTTGCAGAATCGGCGGGGAAAGGTCTTGCAGGTCAGTTTGATTTGCTGGGGCAGCGCATACAAGAAGCGTTTGAAGACCTTGGCGAATTCTTGGGACCGATCTTAGGTCCGGCAATGGAAGGCGCTATTTTCATCATTGATAAATTTGCCGAAGTTTGGGACTACATTCAGGCAGTAATTTTTCCAAAGGTTGTTGAAGCGTTTAAGCCTATTTCTGATCAATTCAAAGACGGCGAGTTAGGCAAAGCAATCGAAACAATTTCTGGCGCGATTCAAGGGTTTTTGATTACTGCCTTGGAAGGCGCTGTTGCCGTGCTTGCTGGCATGTCAAGAACTTTGGCTTTGGTTCTCCAGGCGTTTAAGAGATTAACTGATAATCCAGTATTTAAGTTTATTGCTGATCAGGTTGGCAGACTTGCCAATCTTTTAGGGCTGAGCGGCAACAAGGTAGAGGAGTTTAACGAAAAGCAAAACAAAACAAAAAAGGACGCTGACAAGGTTTTGAATGCTGTCAAGTCCACTGTTGGTGAACAAGAAAACTCAATTGATGCCGAAAAAGAAAGAGCGGAGGCAGCAAAGAAGACGACGCAGGCATTTCAAGAAGGCGTCAGCGCCATTGAACAACAAGCATCTGCTCAGGAGTCATTGGCTGGTGCTGCATTTTCTTTGACACAGCAGCGTCTACAAACAGAACAAACAATCAACGGGATCTTGCTTGAGCAGGCAAATTCCCAATTGCAAAATGCGCAAAACCAACAACAGCGTCAACAAGCAGCAGTTCGCATTTATCAACTTACGGTTCAGCAAGCAAGACTTGAGCGCCAGTCAGCAATGGCAGGTGTTGCTGAAACACTGCGCAAGAAGCAGGCACAGATGCAAACGCTTGAATTAAAAGCGCGTGAGATTGCCGCTGAAGTTGCTTTGGCAAGAGCAAAAGGTGTGGCAACAAAAGAGCATGAAAAAGCTTTGAGCATTGCGCGTGGTGCTGTTGAGCTAGCAGAACAACAACTAGGTATTCAGCAACAGATCGCAGGTGAACGTGTCAGAGAAATTAACGCAATTTACGAAAGCAAAGAACTGGCAGCGGAATTGGCGTATCAACAAAACCTAGTTGCAGATAACACACAAAGGGCTGCATCAGCCGCTGGCAGTTTGGCTGGCAACATGAGTGCTGCAGCAGCATCAGCTAGCTCAGCGGCTAGTGCCGCAGCCAGTGCAGCTAGTGCCGCAGGAAGTGCAGGCGGTCCTGGTGGTTTTGAATTGAGTGAAGGGACCTATGGCAGTGGGGCTAGTTACCAATTCGGCGGTGCTGCTGCCAACCATCCGCACTTTCAAAAAATTAAAGCGCAGAAGTTGGCTGAATTTGACAACAGGCATTTTTCAAATCCACGCAAGGCTGATCGTGAGTTAAACGATGTTTACGCCGAATTGATGACCATATCTAGCAACTACAACAAAAGGGTGACTAAGGGGCAAGCAGATGAAGCACGCAATAGTTGGAATCAAGTTATGGGAGGCGGCGGCAAGGGTGGACGTAGCGGTTCAGCCACCATTAACGTCAACACAGGCCCTGTAATGAATATGGATGGTCAGAATTATGTCAGCCAAGGCGACTTTGTCCAAGGCTTGCAAATAGCCGCAGAGGAAGGGGCATCATTAGCCTTAGAAGCAATACAAGGTAGCGGTGAAACGCGCCGCAGTTCAGGTATCGGCTAATGGCAATTCGCGGCATTGTCACTCAGATTGTCATGTTTGACTCTGAGACGTTTGAGCAAAAATACGATTTCCAGAACTATTTTCTCAATGGTCGTGATTTAGGTTTTGGCACAATTAGCGAATACAACAGCTTCAGAACTACCCCAGTCGACATTCAAAAGACATCTGTTACCCAGAAATTCAAAATTACTTTTTCAGGCACAGGAGCAAACGTCGACTTAGTAGAGGAAGCAATTATTAGCAACTACTCGATTCAGTATGTTATTTGGCGGTGGTCTGGCAATGAAGGTTTAGAAAATCCAACCGGCTTCAATTTATTCGCTGAGTGCCTGGCATCTGCGGAGGAGGGCAGTTCTGACTTCACAACAGTGACACTGACATGCAGCACGTATTCAAAGACAGTTAATGCGGATTTCCCTGGTCGAAAAATCCCTTGGCAAATTTTGGTGCCATTAGCCTTGAGGAAAACTTAGATGCCATCAGACGGAACAATGAGCGCGGATGCGCTCCAAAAGCTTAAGGATGCAGGGTTTAAGGGTGCCAAGGCTAGTAGCGGTGGCACTGGCAGGGGTAGGTCTGCATTGAATGTAGGGGGCAGACGCCAGTCATCTCTCCGTCGTGCGGTAAATCCCAATGATGAAACCAAACGGGCTGATGAAATTGCCGCATTGTCTTACTTTCAGTTTGACTCGCTGGACAGAAAGCAGGTTTATGCAAACGCAAGTGAAACGATTCCCATTGTTTATTGTTTTCACGAAAACGGCAAAGGTGGCGCATGGGTCAGCCCGCCACTAATTGATCAAACTTGCAGCGATACATTCAGCCATGAGTTTGCTTACCTATTAAGCCAAGGTGCCGTTGAAACGCTTGGTGTAGTTACCAAAGATGCATTTATTGGCAAGGCAGGCATTGCGGGGTTGACAGAATTTGGCGTGTCTTTGGGCACTCGTTATGAATGGGGTAGTGATAGTTGTCCTTATAGAGAAAGTGACGACCTGACGTGCAATCACGACACGTTCAACAGTGCAATCGATTCATTGGGCGTGAAAGTTGGCAGCAAAATCACTCACCGAACTGTTGAAGAGTACGCCAGCAAGGTCACTTTCAGGATCAAGCCATTGCGCCCTGAAGGTTCGGCTGGGTTCATGAATACCTATAACGTTTTAGTTAGCCGCATGACCCTAGAAGGGTTGTCTGGACCGGTAACGATTGTCGGTCAAGTCACGACTGACTTTAACGAAGCAATAGTCGAGATTGTAGATAATAGCCCTGGCGGCGCTGCCATCTACTTGATCGAGAATGTGTTGAAAGCAACTGATGACGTTACTTTAGATCCAGAGATGTTTTTGATTCAGTGCGAGCAGGAAAATGCCTGGCCTGAAGACAAAGACCGTTCAGCAGATTATGGTGACATTACGTTATTAGTAGCAAGTGGAAATCTGTATGATCCATCGAGAACTTTCAGTGATCCCAAAGACTTAAAGCAACTGCATATCTACATTCAAAACGGAATGTACGTCAATAAGTATCGGTTTGACGGTGGAAATATTGACTACGTCTTTGACTCAAGCGACAAGCTAGGAGACTTGCTAAATCACTACGTTGACAATTCAGGGAATTTCGGCAATAGCCTTATGTCAATTGATAATGTTGCAGAAATGGCAGAGTTCCATGGACACTATGACCTTACTTTCAATGGTGTCATTCCTTCTGGAACCAACTTCTTATCTTGGGCGCAAGAAATTTCACCATACTTTTTAAGCGTATTTTTTGTCCGAAGTTCTACGTATTACCTAAAATCGTTGTTGCCGCTGGATGACGTTTATCAGATCGACACAGGAGCATTGACACCTCAGGAAAGCTTTGACGATAACGAAACTGGTATTGACACGATTGCTAATGCAATCATTGCTGATAGCTATGAAAAAATCTATATCAGTAATCAGGACAGGCAGCCGTTTCAAGTGCTTACTTCCTTTCGAGAGCAGAATGAATATGGCTTAGAAACAATACAGACAGCAACAGTACGTTTTTCTGATTACGCCTCAGACGTTCCAGAGGAAGCGTTTGACTTGAGCACTTTTGCGACCAACTCAGACCAGTGCGTTTTGTTTGCAAAATACATGCTTGCGACTCGCCGTTACAGCACTCATCACGTCATTTTTACAACGCCGCGAAATGCCATAGCGTCAACTGACTTAAGTTTGTATGACTTGATTCAACTGTCTTTGACCAGGACCAATAGCGCTGGTGATAATCGCGTTGAGACTAATCACTATTTGGTGACTGCGTTAACCGCGTCTCAAGAAGGTGTCTTGACGATCAAAGCAGAGCATTTTCCCCTGGATGCAGGGATGGCTAGCATTATTTCAAACAGTATTGTGTCAGGCGATTTCACGGTATCAACATGAGTGATTTTCCGTCTGTCAAGCCTAGCTCTCGTGTCTGGAGTCCAGGCGTCAGAGCCCAATCGTTGTATGAATCAATGGATGGCATTGAGATACGTTTTTTGCATGGTGAGCGTGTTACCAAACAGCGTCTAAGCCTTTCGTTCAACAACATCACAGAAACCGCCGGAACGTCGATCATTAACCATTACGCAACCAACGGCACAACTTATGGGATTTTTAATCTGCCTGCAGATGTGTTTGCCGGGCAAGGTGCTTATGCCTATACAAATCAACCGAACAACGCTTGGCGGTATGCCTCGCCAATTGAGGTGACTTACGGAAGACCTGGATACATGAGCATTAGCATTGAGTTATTGGGGGTTGCAGCATGAGCAATTTCTATACCGGCGATACAGGCAGCCTTTATGTAGGCGGTCAGCGTGTGGCGAAGGTAGTGAATTGGACGCTTGACGGGACGGTTGAGCCGCTTGAGACCACAAACACAGGCGATGAAGCCCGCACATATGTTTATGGCTTACAGAGCTATAGCGGCACCTGCAACGCCATTTACTGGGACAATGACAGCGGCGGACTAGCAATGAAAGACCTGCTGACCAATATCTATCGAACAGACGGCACGACACCTACAGCCACTAGCCAGTTGTCGTTAAGAGCATCTGATAGCAGGAAATTTGCTGTCGACGTTTTGTTTACGACTGCGTCTGCAGCAGTTTCAGCCGGTTCAGTAACTAGCGTTTCACTTCAATTTGTTGTTAACGGTCACCTACAAGACGTGAGCTTTACTGGTTAATTATGACTTATTTCACCGGCACAAACGGCAGTTTAGAAATTAATGGGCAGCGTGCTGCGCGGGTAATCAATTGGCGGTTATCAGCTAATACAGCGTTGCTTCCTGTTACGTCTCTAGGTGATACTGACCAAGTAGTGACGGCAGGGATTACTAACACAACGGGAACGTGCCAGCTTTGTTACTACGAAGCGTTGCCAGGTGAAACAGAAAGAAATGATGCCAGCTATTTGTTGAACACTATTTTGAAAGCTAGGGCTAGCTCTGGTGATCCTGGGAAAGCTAGCGAGCGCACTACTGTGACGTTCAAGTTAATCATTGAAGACGGAACAGCAGATGGCAAGCGCGTAACGGTTGACGCATACATACAAAATGCCACGATTGGCTCTAGCGTCGGTGCAATTACTCAGGCGCAGATTGTTTTTCAATCAGTCGGTGCCCCTACGGAGGTTGCAATTTAATGACTATCCATCTTGGCTATGGCGGCAGTATAGAAATTGCTCGCGAAAGCGCTGGTCAGCGTCTTAGTTTTGAACTGTGCTCTGACGATGTCAATGTTGCCGAACGTCGATTTAGCGTTGACTTTGACTACAGCCTGCTCAGGACTGGTGATCGCGTTGCAATTCAAACGACAGACAGGCAGAATTTACAACTGCTAGATCAGCATGAGTACCCTGACGCATTGTGCTATGTGCATGTTGATGAGGCAGGTGGCATCAGGCTTTACCGCAAGTTTTTCGATGCGTTGAATGGAGACAAGTCAAAAGCGTTGCCTTTGATGCGTCCACTGCAAAAAAGACAAATTACGTTTGATTTGTATAGCAATGATTTTCGTTGCTTGGCTCAAGTTCAAGATTATGAGTTTACTACTACGCGTAGCGCAATTGACATCACAAAGCTAGGCGATGAGTTTCGCGAAAGCTATGCCAATGGCTTGATTGCTGGGCAGGGCACTGCCACTTGTTTTTGGGATTACAAGTATTCAACCTGCGGAGATGGCATCGGGCCTGAGTCAGAATTACCGCATTATCTAGCGCAGTTGATATTGCGCACGCAGCTAGGTAGCAGCTTTCTCGGTAAGTTCTTTTTGCATCGTCCAACTAACAAAGATGAAGGCAAGGAAGACTTTTTGTTTTATGAGGCGCGGTGCATTATCACAAATTGCGTGATGGCCATTAACCCGTCAGAGCCCGTGATGACAAAAGTCGATTTCATCACCACTGGTGAGTTCAAGCTTAAAAGCGGCATCGTCGATGAATACCTTTTGCAGGAGTCTGGCGATAAGGTCTTACAAGAGGATGAGTCAGGGATACTGCTAGAGGCTTGATTAGAATCAGGCAAAGCTGTCTAGCGTCATGCCTGATCTTGAGATTAGTAAGCTTCCGGCTCTCGCAGGTGACAATTTACAGGCGTCTGATCCGGTCCCGTTAAGCGATTTAAGCGCATCTGAGACAAAGAAAATCACAGTCAAAGACTTGGTGCAGGCTGGCATCGGTCTGATTGACAATGGCAGCATTCCAAGCGACAAGGTAGAAGGCGGCGGGAGTGGTGGTGGTGTTAGTCAAATCACAGCAGGCGATAACGTCACGATTAGTCCCACCAGCGGATTAGGCAATGTCACGATCAATGCAACTGCAACGCCTTACACGTTGCCGATTGCGTCCGAAGTTCTTTTAGGTGGCATCAAGGTAGGCAGCAACCTTTCAATTAGTGATTCAGGTGTGTTGTCGGCTATTAGTAGCGGCGGCTCAAGCTACAAGGGTCCAGCTGATTTCACAGGAGCTGAGCCAAACGCTGTTAATGGCGACTTTTACATCAACACCACAGCAGGCACTGGCGCATGGTCTGGTTTTGATGGTGATCCTGTTGTTGTCAATCAACGAGCCATTTTCAATGGCACTGACTGGGACCTGTTGCCTGCAGATAGCACTGAGAGCTATTGGCAGCCGGTTGTAAGCAGCTATGGAACAGGTCAAGCCTTGCGACCTGTGGAAGAGAATGACGGGCTGGAAGTTCGCGGACCTTACAACTACAACCCAGGTTCAACAACGTCTGATTTTGCTGTACTTGAAGCAGACGATCCAAACGAGAGAGCCAAGCTTGAATGGCGCAAAGATCTTTCTAGTCTTAGCTTTGAAAAAGAGAAAGACGCGCCAGACGGCTTTAGCAATCCCAGCGTTTCTGTTGATGTAGACGGAACACTAAAAGTCAAGAGTGGCGAGATCGAGGTTTACCCGTCAAGGAGCAGCGATTGGGATGATGCCGGATCAGTCATGATTCGCGCCACCAACTACAACCAAAACACGTTCGCCGTTAATTACATGGGCGACGTCGACATAAGGCGAAGCTTGTCAGTTGGTGATGTCACTGGGTCAGGCGCACGTCTGCCGGGCAGCATTAAAGGTGTATCGCGTGACGATGAAGACGCGACGTCTATTGGCTTCAGCCTTGAGTACGGATCAACTACACCGTTTTCTGTTGACTACGCAGGCGATCTCTACATCGCAGGACAGATTGAAGCGATTGGTGGCATCAAGTTTGGTGATGGCACTGTTCAGACAACAGCAGGCGGGGGCACTGGTGGAGCAGTTACCAAGATTGTTGCTGGCGACAACGTCACGATTGACCCTGCTAGCGGCGTTGGAGAGGTCACGATCAATGCAACAGGCGGTGGCACAGGTGCTGTTGAGTCTGTCAACGGTGAAACAGGTGTTGTTGTTTTAGATGCGGCTGACGTAGGTGCTGCAACAACAGCACAAGGAACCAAGGCAGACAGTGCCCTGCAGCCTGGGGACAACGTTTCTGAGTTAACTAATGATGCGGGCTATATCACTGCAGCAGATATACCTAGCGAGACGCTATGGAAAGAAGACGGCGATGCGCTTACACCAAAAGAAGACGGCGCAAGCTTAAAGATTGAAGGATCTGTTGATGGGATTGAATCAACCATTAGCAATGGTACGTTTAGCACTACGATTAACGACGGCAACACACAATCTTTATATGTAGGCATTGAAGGCTCAGAAACTGTCTTTAGTGTTGGCTATGAAGGCAGCATTACAACGAAAGGAGCCATTACAGCAAATACGTTTGACCTTGAATCACTTGACCCTCTGCCTGCTTGACCATGACAGTACAAAATTCTGACAAGTTTTTGGTCAACCGTTCCAATTCTTCCTACCAGCTCGAAGCACAAAACCTCATGGCAGAACTCAAAGATGATGACTTGATGCTCGTCAATCGTGACGGGCAGAGTTACAAGGCAACTGGTTTAGA